CACCGGATTTAGCAAATCCGGTGTGAATTTACCCTATGGAATCAGTTGATTTCGTAGGTAGTAGATTAGTGTGCATGTGGAGGCATGCCCCTTTTCTGCGAAATTTTTCAGAAGAGAGTGACTGTGTCTATGGTTTTCTTACAGTCATCAAGCTCTCTTCGGGTCCTCATTTGAGGACCCACCCAAAAACCCCTTCTATTATTACTTCCGCAAGTATAGCGTTTAGTAACTATTTATTTATTACTTCCGCAAGTATAGCGATTAGTAGTGTTTTTCTTATTGACGTCTTAACTCCTTCAAGAGGATAAACTGCCAAAGAAAAAATTTATAAAACTCCGGTTATGAGGATAAACTAAGAAATTATAAAAACAAAAACACTCCGTAATGAGAATAAACTTCAAATTATGTGGGCCATTAAGCGTGTGAAGCAACTTGCTGTGAAGTGTCTGTTCGGCATCGCGTGTTTCAGTTCAATAACATATTGTTCATATGCTGGCCAAAGTTCTAGGACCTTACAACCTAGCGGAGGAGCGGCCGGCTCCTTCGATATGCTCCCCGGAAGATTTTCGTTGACGCGAGTCTTTATTAACGGGAGGAATCAACAGGTCAGGGTGTGCAGCGGCCCTATATTGACTACGGCAAACCCTCGAGATGTTTTCGCTTTACTGCACCATGACAGACAACCAAAAGAATCTCAACAAGCTAGGTCCTCTTGCCGTAAACAATGACATTCAAGTGAACGAAAATGAAAACATTTCATTGAGCAGTGATTCAAGCGTCTACTCTTCGGAGTCTGAAACGCAGCGCACGATTAACCAAGATGCCATTTTCCGTGACTCTTTGGTGATCGCCAGAAAGTCAACGAGCCATGTGTTGGGCAAGCAAGAATTGATCGTGCACACCAGCAGTGGACAGAATTATGTTCTGTCCGGTGTTGGCAAAAACGCTAGACTGTGTAGGCTGCGTTCTAGAAAGGAAGACGTTGTGGCTTTTCGTACTGGACAAAAACTCTCAAACGCACTCTATGTTCAAGAGGCTGTTGCTAGAGTTCCCGTTGGAAACGGGATTTCTAGTGATTTGTGTCTCGAGTGGTTGCGTGACGCTGGAATCACGGTTTCAGATCCATACGCTTTCATGGTCCGAGTCGTTTTCGGGGCTTCTCGTCCTCTTGATCTCAAACATGAGTTTTCCACTTCTCAGTTTAAGATTTTCCGAAAAGCCTGTTCGATCTGGCTGAAGGAAGACGCAAGTAGTCCTCGTGTGAAAAATTTGGTGCGTGAAGTTCGAAAACTTTCAGCGGATGAGATCCGATTTCAAGGCAAGTCCGATCGAGGACACCGTTTCTTCGGGAAGTATGCTGGTTTGAGCAAGCATGCTAGCCGACTTTTTTCAGCAACAGGGCTGGACATGATGTTTGACTTGATCGTCGAAATCCTGACGTTTCGCGAAGTCTTTCATTCAAACAAAGCACTCTTTTGTATCCTCTGGATTCGAACGCTCAAGAGACTTGCTCTCAACCCAAAGAAGGTCTTGCGTGACTTCCTGTTTCTTCTTGGAAGAGCTTCAGAAGCATACGACGAGCATCCGGATTGGTCTCCGGAGGTTTTCAACTTCAAGACCGGCTTTTCCAATGCCTCATCGGGGGATAAGAAGAAAGATGAACGACGAAAATTCATCTTCGAAGATGCTGTCAAGAATTATGACAAACCAATTCGGAAAGGACGGAAAGATTTGTTCTCTGAAGCTAGCAAGTTTCTAGAAGAGAAGGAGGAGGAACCAGACTTTGATCCAAATGATGGTGAAGTTATTTTACAGGGCCCTCCTTCAAAAGATGAGAAGTATTCCGCTTTGGGAGAAAGTTTTCCAATTTTGCATTTGGTCTTGGCTGTTTTTAAGACTTCTACTTCTCTGTGCGAAGTTCATGATTGGAACAACATCAAGTTTCTTCTCAAAACGGCTCGCAAAACGTACGAAGTTGGAGAACTTTTCAAACTTCTCCAAGACATTTTTGAAAAGAGTGCCGTTCGAGTCAAAGCTTTTGCTGATTCTAAAGATCCCAGAGATTTGTGGTGTGCCCCTGGGTATGCAAAATACATTGCTCAGGCGGCCGTTTTGGATGAAAGGGGTCCAAACATCGTGAAGTATGGGAAAAATTTTGTACCTGCCAAAGAGTTACTTGCTGACTATGAACGACTTCAGGCTACTGAGTTAGCCATTGAAAAGTCCCAAGTGCGACCTGATTCCACGTACTTTTCGTGCAAGTTGGCAGTTAAGAATCGAATCAGCTCTCTGAGATCGAAAATCAATGCTGGTGAAGATCGCATGACACCCTTTGGAATTTCCTTCTTTGGGGTTCCAGGTACTGGAAAGTCAACTCTGATCCATTCCCTCACGCGTTCTATTCACCAGATTGAGAGACCAGACGTCGAGTATTCTGCTTCAGAACTGTACTGTTATGACGTGTCAGCAAATCACCAAGACGGTATGCAAGACCCCATGGTGGTGGATCTTGGAGATCTGACCCGTGCTGGTTATTCGAAGAATGACACAGTGGACATTTCAGCCTTGATGGCAAAAATGGTTGACAAGATGTCTTTTCACGTGAATAAGGCGTCCCTTGAGGATAAGGAAGAATCATTTATCTCGCCAAGAGCTGTCACCTTCACTTCCAATTCAGATGTGTTGGAATTTGGGGCCTACAATCCAGATCAGTCCAGACTTTTGCGTCGTTTTCCGTACGCCATAGAAGTCAAGTACCCAGATCATGTGAAACCAGAACCCCATGAAGGTTTTGATCATTTGTCCCGAAGATATCCAGAACTTGAAGACGAGATGGTGTTCGTCATTCATCGCACTTCTGAATCGCGAGGTAATTTCTTTCTCAAAAGTAAGTCCTCCGAAGTTCGCACAGTCATTGGGAGATCCACGATCCTTGATTGGTTGATCAAGACTTACAAGGCGCATGTAGCACTTCGAGGTCACAATGACGGTCCTGAATGTAACATAGGGAAGAAAGTTTCACTTCACAAAAAGAAGTGTTGCTCCTTGTGCAACTGGGAACCGTCTGTCGATACAATCGAACCTGAAGTTGAAGATGACCCTTTGGATGGTGTAGAAACACTGTTCGAATTGCCGAAAAGTTTGACAGCGGACCTTCCTGACTGGATGGCGACCATCATTGAGCATGGCGACTCTGGAGTTTCTCCGGAAGAGGTTGCTGCAAAGATCACCCATATTGACAGTATGGCGGATGCTTTGCGCGAAGTGATTGACATCTCAGACAATGATGCATTTGTTCAGGGAAATTCATGCATGAAAAGACCAAAAACCCCGCTTAGAAGCCC